CAGGCCGACAACGGCACGGTGCCTTACAAGACGCGAGCCCTCGGCAAGTGGGCGCTCAGCAGTGCTCAGGCCGTGCTTCCGGTGCCCTCCGCCTTCCGCACGCCTTCCGCCAGCATCGACACCACCGCGCTGGCCAGCCTCACCCGTGCCACGGTGAACAACGTGATGAAGAGCCAGTATGCCCAGACCGGCAAACGCGGCACCTACATGCTCGTTTGCGGCACCAGCCTCAAGGCCCGCTTCACCGAGATGGTTGGCTACTCGCCCACCGTGTCCAACTTCACCGCCATCACCCAGACCAATCGCGGTCAGGGCACAAAGTGGAGCGACACCATCGAGAGCTTCACCGGTGACTTTGGCACCTACGACCTCGTGCTGTCCAACTGGCTCGGCTTCTCCGCCGGTGCGGCCGATGCCCGTCGCGGCTACGCTCTGGACATGAGCATGCTCGAACTCAAGTTTAATAAACAGTGGGCCTACAAGGCGCTGCCTGATCTGGACGGCGGTCCGCGTGGTGTGATCAGCGCCATCTTCGGCCTCGCGGTCAAGAACCCGCTCGGCCTCGCGAAGTTCGCCGCCACCGCCGACATCTAACCCTGACACCGGGGCCGCGTGAAGAACGCGGCCCCGGATTTCTTCCCCTCGCAGATTCATTCTCACCCCCTCTTTTGAAAGGACACTTTTATGGCTGACCAAGCAGTTACCCTCGCCACCGCCACTTCCGCCAGCAATGGCATCAAGATCGAGCGCCTCAGCGCCGAAACCAAGCGCCAGACGGGCTTCACGCACCGTTTCCGCATCCCCTTCGATGTGATCAACACCAGCACCTGGACCACGCAGGGCGATACCGTCACGGTCACGCTCGGCTCCACGCCCACGAAATTCATCGTGGACAAGGCTGCGGTGAACATCTCCACCGCGTTTGCCACCACCGGCACGCTCACCATCCAGGTGGGCACGGATGGCGATCCCGACAATTTCATTGATGCGCAGGACGCCAAGACGGCCGCCGTGCTGATCGGTGCCACGGGTGCCGCTCCGGTCACGGAAGCCGGCACGACCGGTGTCGCCAGCGATGTGTTGGTGGCCCGCTTCACCACGCAGGGCTCCACCGGTGCGCCTGCGGACATCACTGCCGGTGTCGCTGAGGTTCTCCTTGGCATCACTGATGTCGATGACGCCATCTAATGCTTTGCCGTCGATCCTGACGGCAAACCCAACGCCTGACAGCACAACCTGCTGCGGCTCGGATCACACCGGGCCGCAGCAGGGGTGAAGGCGGTTCTTTGTTCGTTGTTCTTTGTTCCTACCTTCTGCCTTTCCTGACTCATGTTTGACTCCGAAGAACTCATTGCCGAGCTGCACGCGCAGGGTGGACCCGCGCTCGTGGCCGCTGTCGAGAAGGAGTTTCGCACGGGTTGGGAATTGCAGAAGCACTGGGCCATGCAGAAGGAGCAGAGCCGCAGTGAAGTGGGCCATGCCCGCAGTGCGGCCGTCGATGGCCTCGGCTACATCTCCAGCAGCATCGACTCCAATTCTTACTTCTACTGGCTGAACAAAGGCCGGAATGAACTCGGCTGTCAAAACGTGTGGGCAGAGGACGAATTTCGCCGCGACTACGCCAAGAAGAACACGCAGACCGTCGTCAAGTATCAAAGCGCCAAGCCCCGCAGCGGTTGGACGCCTGACATGGATGCCAGCACCGGCACCGCGCCTGCCATCGTGATGGGCAGCAAGTATGGGATGGGGGTGGCCGCATGATCGGCATTGCCTTCAAAACCCTGCGCGATGGCTGCATTCAAGATGCCGGCCTGCTCACCGCGCAGGATGCCACCATGAATTCGCGGTTCACTTCCTACATCAACACGGCGCTCGATTACGCCTATCCGTGGAATCTCGACGGCTGGCGTGAACTGCGCAAAGCCACCTCCGAAACTGTCACCTCGCAGATCATCGACCTCGACACCGTGGGCGCGGGTTATTGGGGCGTTTGCCACATCCTTGGCGTCACCAAAGAGCACCCGTGGAAGAGCAGCAATCCCACGCCGCGAGAGTATGAGGTCACCGGCAGCGGCATCATCGTGCCGGACACCGTGACCGATGCCACGCTTTGGGTGGCCCACATCGAGGCACCGCCCGTGTTCTCCAGCACCGCCTGGGCGACCGGCACCCAGTATGTCGTCGGCGATGTGCGTCTGGAAAGCAATGATTGCTACTACTGCCTCACCGCTCACACCAGCGGCACCTTTTCCACGGATCTCGCCGCCAGCAAATGGGCCGTCCTCAAGGTGCCCGCCTTCCTCAACATCCCAGTGCGGCAATCCATCGTGCAGGCCTACCTGCGCACCGGAGCCCAAGAACAAACCAGCCAGAGCATCCAAAGGCTGCTCGATTTTCACCTCTCTCAAATCGCCACCCGGCACACCAACGCCATCCGCTGACCGCCATGCAAATGACCATTGACATCAAAAACTTTCAAGGCGCTGGCGTCCCCAGCAACTTTGCCAAAGCCACCGCCACCGGCACTGTCTTCACGCTTGCCAAGGGTGAAGTCGGATTCATCCAAAATCTGGACGATGCCGCGTTGGCGGTGAAATATGGAGCGTCATGCAGCACAACGAGTTTCAATGTCATCCTTCAGGCCGGAGCAGCGGCCGATGATGGCAAAGGAGGCTTTCTCTACGTCACCGATTATGTCGGCGAAGTCAGTGTGGCTCCCATGAGCGGCACGGCCTCTTACATCGCCTGGAAACGCGTGCTTGCCTAAACCTATGACGCACCTGCTCCGCAGCTCCTCGCAACTGGTCAATCCGATGAATCGCCAGCGGTTCATGGGGTTTGGCACGGGTGCGGGCGGCAGTGGCGAAACGCCGAACAGCACGGAGGCACAGGCGTGGTTTAACCGGCTGATGCCTTATCCTACGGCATCGCGTGAGCTGATCCTCGGGACGTTTGTGGATTCCTTGGTGGCCGCCGGGCTTGGCGAGGCGTTTGATGTGCTGTATGTGAATTGCCTCGAAAACGTGTCCAACGCGCTCACGGATGTCTGGCGCACCGACCGTCAGGGGCGCATCTTTCAAGCGACCAGCGGCCTGACTTTTACGGCCAACCGGGGCTTTTCGGGCGGCGTTTCAGGTCACTATGTGGACACTCGGTTTAATCCGAGCACAGCAGTGGGGGCACGCTATACCCTGAATGATGCTTCGATTTTCTATTGGGGCCATTCCGCAGATGGTGCTGCATCAATCAATCAATACGTAGCCTTTGCCGCAACCGATGCCGCTCCTCAGACCCTGCTGAGTCAGCTTGGGTGGGCACCGAGCTGGTCAAACCTTGCCTACATCAACATCAATTGCGTCACCCAGACCTCCGCGACGAACAGCGTGGGTTATAACCGCTTCAATCTCGTGCAACGCACCGCCGCCTCGGGCGCTGGCTCAACGATCTATTATGGCGATACAAACACCGCCATTGTGTCGTCGTCGCAAGCATCGACCGCGCTGCCAAACGGCACGATCCGCTTTCGCGGGGCGCATCCCACCAGCATCATGGGCATTGGTCGGTCCCTGAATAGCGCCGAGCGTGTGGCGCTGCGGGCGGCGTGCATTGCACTGGTCACTTCACTTACGGGAGGTCTGCCATGAGTTTAAATTTCCGCCTTCTCGCTACCGGCGACAGCACGACGTTTGGCAGCAATCCAAAAAGCTGGTTTTATCAGGCGCTGGCGACTCCCGTGGCCGGGGATGCCTTTTACTATGGCGTGCCTGGGCCTCGCGTGGCGACCAAATGGTGGCCTGCGCCGAATGTCATCTGCCACAACTGGGCTTATTCAGGCTATAAAATTGCAGATCTCAACACGCAGGCGACGGCCCGCGATGCAATGGTGAACCTGGCTCCGCCCACGGGTTCTGGCAGGCCGACCATTTACAACATCCTCGTGTGCCGCATCGGCACGAATCGAGATGAGCCCACGGCGGCAGCTTTGGCAGCCGTGGTGCGCACGCACTATCTGGCCGCTCAAGCGGCTGGCTGGCTCGTCATTGACTGCCCTCGCTGGAGCAAGACGGGAGCCGGAGAGGACGCTTTTACGCAGGACTACAACGCCATCAAGGCAACGTGGGGCACCTCCGATGGCGTGGCCGCTGTGGTGCCAGCGACGGAGGCGCTGCTTTACGGCACAGGTGCCTATGCCAACACGACTTATTTCAACGCGGACGGCATTCACCTCACTGAGGCGGGTCAAAGGCTGGCAGCGAGGGATTTCCTAGTCACCCTCGACACGGTGCTGGTGGCACGCGGCGGTTTGGCGATGGTCACAGGACTCACCGCCACTCCTGCCATTGGCGATGTGCAACTAGATTGGGACAATGTGAGCGGCGCTGAATGGCGTGTGTATCGCAACACGATTGACGATTTCCAGACTGCCACGCGGATGGCGACCGTGAGCACCAACAGCCATGCGCAAGCAGGCACCAGCGGCACGCTGTATTACTTTTGGGTGACTCGCTACGATTCCGCCACCGGCGTGGAATCCATCCCCACCTTGTCCGTTTCAGCCACACCTGCCTGATTATGAGCAATCCACTCACTGACCACACCGATGCGCAAGATCCGATTCGGTTCTCCACCATGTGGCGCGCCATGGCGATTGCGGGTTTTGGCATGTTGTCATTCATCACGATGGGCTTTTTGACCTGGGGCGGATGGGTGACGGTTTCGATCATCGCCCACGGCGAGGCCATTGCGGCATTCAAAGGGTGGCAGGGGAATGGCGTGAGCCAAAATGTGAATGTGGGCGAGGTCAAGGATGCGGACAAGCCGCTCGAAGCCTCCGCCAAGACCTGGCTCACAACAAAGGACGTGGCCGCTCGCGAAGGCATCACGGAGCGCACGGTGATCAACTACATCGAGAACGGCATGATCGAGCCCACGCCGCGCAAGAACGGCAAGAGCTGGGAGATTGCCGCGAATTTCCGCATCATTCCGAATGATTCCGAAAACTGCGGAGACATTCCGCAAGGCCCCTGAATCCAACCTGAAACCGCAAACCTGAAACTCCACCTCCATCCCATGAACACCATTCTCAAAGACTGGAAAACCTCGCTAGCCGGCATCGTCGGCATTGCGGGCATCATCATCTCCACCTGGTTCCCTGAATACCAAGTGCAGCTCGACAAGGCCATTGTCGTGCTCATGGGCCTGGGCTTGCTCAGCGCTCGTGATCCCAAGCCCAATGTCTCCGGCCCGCCCAGTTACCTCAGTAAGATGCTGATCCTGGCGCTCATGTGCCTGTCCATGGCTTCGTGCTCGACCACGTCCACCGGTGAAAAGACCTTTCTCGGCATCACGTCCAGCGGCTGGCTCAAAGGCGGCAAGGCGGCGGTGATTTCTGCCGCGCCGGTGCTGCTGGACGAGAGAGCCAAGACGGCCGCAAAGAATCCTGTCGAGGTCAAACCTTGACCTCTTGACCCGTCCCCCTCCATGCCCCTCGCCACCGACACCGCTTTTGACCTCGTGCGCGGCTTCCTCGCGCTGGGGGTGATGCTGGTGCTCGTGATGGGCTGCTTTTACTACGCTTCGACCAAATGAAGAAACTCACCATCATCCTCGATCCCGGCCACGGCATGGGAAACCGCAAGTCCGGTGTCTATGATCCCGGTGCCACGGTGCGTGTGGGCAAGGTCGATGTCACCGAGGCGGGCATTGTGATGGACTGGGCCAATGAGCTGAAGGTGCAGCTCGAAACGCTGGGCCACAAAGTGATCCGCACGCGCATCAATGCCAGCGATGTGTGCCCGATCGGCGAGCGGGTGAACATTGCGCACAAGTATGGTGGCAACGTGCTCATCTCCCTGCATTGCAACGCTGCCAACGGGCAGGCGCATGGCACGGAAACCTTTTACCGCGGCGAGAAGAATGCCGCGCTGGCGCGTGCCTGCAATGCCGCCGTCGTGGATGCGATCGGCACCAAAGATCGCGGTATCAAGACCGAAGCCGCCAGCCAGCACGCCCGCCTCGCCGTGCTGAATTTCCCTGCCGCCTGCCTCATCGAGCTGGGCTTCATCGACCACGCGCAGGATCGCGCCAAGCTCACGGACCAACAGCTCATGCTGCTGGCCTGCCAAGGCCTGGCGGATGCCATCGTGAACTCTCTCACCTGAACGGGCTGAAGCCCGAACTACAAACCGCCATGCCTCTCACCTACTCCAAATACCGCGTTCAGGATCAAGACTCTGGCGCTTACCTTTCGGATACCATCCCGAACATCATCGACGTGGTCGAGCTCACCGGCGTGTCCACGACTTCCGGCAGCAATGAGGTGACGGTGGCGGACACGACGGAGGTTTATCCGGGCATGGCGCTTTTCATTCCCACGCTGCCGCAGGGGGCTTTCGTGCATGCGGTCAAATCAAGCACCGTGATCACGGCCTGGGCACCGGTGTTTGCCAGTGCCACGGGCACCTGGACGGTTTCCGCGGCGAGTGCCAATGCCACGGCCACGGCTTCGAGCATGAAGGGCATGGCCCGTGGTTTCAACGAATGGGGTATCCCGGTGCCCCTGCATGATGGCAGCACCTACCGCAATGAGCTGAACCAGACCGGCGCAGGCTTTGATGGTCACGGCACTTACACCGGCGGCGGCGGTGCCACGGGCAAGTCCGCTGATCCTGTGAGCGGGCAGGCCGGGGTGCTGGTGGTGCCGTCGAATATGTCCGTGCTGGCCATCGGTCCAAGCGGCGGCGAAACGGGCGTGGTGGTCGGATCGACGGCATTCAGCGTGGCGACATCCGACACCATTGCCGGCACGCCGCCGAGGCCCTGGCCGAAGTGGGTGCTGGAATATGTGCTGGTGGCGCATGGCGGCGCGGTGACGCGCATCCGCAAGGCTCCGCATATCCAAGTCGTGCGCACCGGGTCGAGCACCTCCGCCGGTGCCTGATGGATCACCTTTTCCGATCATGGATGACATCGAAGGACAGATCACCAAATCCGTGTCCTCCCTCATTCCGGGGGAGCTGAATGTGCATGTGCGTGTGCCGCTCTCCCGTGTGCCGACACTGACGATGCCCACGCCACTGGTGACGACGTATCGCCAGGCGGCGCTGCCGGGAGCTGCCTACTATGAAAAGTTTGCCGATCACATCTTTGTGCAGAACATCGACGGGCCAGGCAATTACATGACCTTCATTTTCGTGAAGGATCGCACCGAGACGCTGACCACGGCCGTGCCATCCCTGAGCCGTCCGCTCACGGAGCCTCATTTGTGGAAGACCTGCCTGCTCCAGCTCGGTGCCATCGAGGATGCCACCACGCCGCTGAATGCGATCATCGGCGGGGAGACGGTGGAAATCCCGCGTTTGTATCCGCGCATGCGCAAGCTGCCAGGAGGCATCTATCCTACCGAGGTGGACCTGCTCACCTATGTGAGCCATCGCCCCTTCACGCGGGCGGAGATGGGGAAGCTGGAAACGCAGGTGACCACGCAGGTGACGTTTCACGGTGTGGGCCTGAGCATTAACGAGGACTGCATGCACGGCCTCGTGGAGTTCCCGGAGACGCAGACGAGCGGCACGGTGAAGACCGGCTTTGGCACCGTGGACAATCCGCTGGCAGCGAATGGTCGCATGGTCTTCCCGCCTACGCCGATGAAGAAATGGCGTCGCTACCTCTTCGATCAAAAGCACGATTTTGTGGAAGGTGAATACCGGCTACAGCAACTGTGGGCGAATCCGCCGCAGGGCATCCGGGCGATCCTTGATAGTGCCAATTAACAAGCTACTCTAAACTCATATGGATTTCACTGCCCGCTATCCCGTTCGCGATGCTGTCGCGCCACGTCCGTTGCATGGGCAGGATTTCACCGGTCTGCATTATCCTGAGCGCAATCTGGTGGCCGGCATGATCACAAAATCCAGTGTGGAAATGGATCAATGGCAGCCGCTTGCCGTGGGGCCCACCGGCCCAGCGGGCGCGGACGGTGCCGATGGTGCCGATGGAGCGCCAGGCCCTCCCGGCGCGGACGGTGCCGATGGTGCTCCAGGTGCCACGGGACCGCAAGGCCCGCAGGGTGATCCGGGGCCGCAGGGTGATCCGGGGCCATCTGGCCCGGCGGGTCCAACAGGTGCCACGGGCGCGACGGGTGCCACCGGACCGCAAGGCCCGCAGGGTGATCCCGGACCGCAGGGCCCGCAAGGGGATCAAGGCCCGCAGGGTGATCAAGGACCCGCCGGGCCTGAAGGGCCAAAGGGCAGCGTGATCGCCACGGAGAGCCATGGGCACCGCGTGGTGAGCGTGCTGGAAAGCCGCAGGCCGCGAGTGTTTGAGCTGGTCGATGTTCCTTTGGGAGGGCATGTCATGCTCGATCCGGTGTTTGTGCAGTGCTGCGTGCCGGGCAGTTTGCAGATCGTGAGTGTTCACAGCATGACGCCTGAGTTTCTGGCGCATGCCGAGCTGCTGCATGATGCCGCAGGCCAGGTTGCCGTGCGCACTTTGACCGCCGAGGGAGAATTGATGACCGCCGGGAGCTTCCTGCCGGGCTTCAGCCGTTATGCTTCGGTGCAAAACATCGCCCGGGTGATGATCATGGGCACGCACAAGCATTTCCCGAATTGGAACCTGCCTGCTAAATCTGCCTCCGAAGCACAACGCTCCTGGGATTTCTGGAGCCAAGAATGGCGGCCCGGCCCGATGGGAGAATCCGTTCCACACACACTGCCGTCTCCATACGAGGGCCTCGATGGCCCCGTGGGAATGCCTGGACCAGTTGGCCCCGTGGGAATACCTGGCATAGCTGGCCCTATAGGAATACCTGGACCAGTTGGCCCAAACCCAGATGGCAAGCCGGGAGAAACAGAAGAGCAGCACGCCGCCCGCATACGTGACGCACTCGCTCACAACGAACGCTATTTTGCCCAAAACGCCTGCGAATCTCAACCGATGACCCCGCCATGAACCCTCTCCTTACCGACTACTTCAACCGCGAGAAAGACGCGATGAGCCTCTACAACGCCACGACGCAAGCGGCGATGAGCAACATGCAGACCGGCGGCAATCCGCTGGCACCACGCATGACGGCCACGCCGGGCGGCACGATGTCCCTGATGCCGATCCAAAGTCCCGGCGGCGCGACGATGCCGATGGGCGCGGAGAGTGCGGCGATGTTTGGCGGGCTGCCGTTTGGTGGCTTCCGTGCGACAGGTGGGCCGGTGCGTCCTGGCCGGGCGTATGTGGTGGGTGAGCAAGCCCCGGAAATCTTTGTGCCTGACCGCCCCGGCCAGATCGTGCCCCTCAACAACAATCCGGTCAACGGCCGCCCGTCCACCTTTGACGGCGTGCCACGATCCCAATTCTTTGCCGCCAATGCGGGCAAGACAGGTGGCAGTGTGCCGGTTTACAATGACATCCGAGGCGCGATGGCAGGCCAGATGCCGCAAATGGACCCGCGCAGTTTGGGCACGGGCGGACAGAACTTTGTCGGCCCTATGCCTTTGCCTTCAAATCAACCGAACCAGCGATTGCTGGCGGCTCAACGGGAAAATGCTGTGATGTCTCAAAATCAGCGTGAGATGCTGCAAACCTCACCGATGCGTCCGGTGCCGTTTGCCTCGACGCCCCAGGCTCCGCGTGGTTTGCCGATGCTGCCACCCAACAATGGCAGCCGCATCTCGCAGAGCCCGATGAACCGTCCCTATGCCGAGATGCCAGGCGGTGGCGGCAGTCTGGCAAACCGTCCTGTGCGCCAGATCGGACGCAGTGCGAATGATCCGACGCGGATCGCGGAGCAGATGCGCCGCCGGGGCGATCCCCGGGCGATCATGCAGCTCGGCCAGATGCAGATGGGGCAGAACTTTGCGCGGGAGCGCGACGCGGTGAATTTTCAGCAACAGCAGACCATGTTTGAGCAGCAGCAGCAGGCGATGGATGCCCGCGATGCGCGGAACTTTGAGCAGGGCATGACCATGT